CAGACCGGGAACAGAGGCTGCCTTCGATGCCATGAAGGTAGGGAACTTGGCTGCATTGGCCTTCATCACAGCCACCGCTTTGGTGATCTGCTGCATGAAGGTCTCCTTATCACCCAGCACCTTGGCGGCCAGAGCGGTACGTACCATACGCAGCACAGCCAGCTCTACCTCATCCATCTGCTCTGCATCACGTACCTTCTCCAGCAGCTCATCAGCATACTCAGTAGAGATATATGATGCAGCGTCAGTCATCAGAGTCATAGAGAGCGTGCCTATCAGCTGCAGGTAATCACTCCAGGTCTTAGGATAGACGTTAGCTGTGATGTTGTTATACACAGCCACCTCCAGGAACTGCACATAAGTGAGGAACAGTCCTGATGTCAGACGCTTGTACTGCTCTGTTCCTCCCCACGCCAGGGTAGCCTGAGCAGGATCCGTGAGCCAGGTGATCAGCTTATCACGTGACTCATCCAGCCTGGCCTGCAGACTGGCCTTAAGGTTAGCCACACGCTCCTTGCTGGCCGGTGCCATCTGCTGATCATTGACGACAGCGAAACCGGAATCCGTCAGTACCAGATCCATCTCATGTATGGAACGCAGGAAAGCATCCACACATACTATTCTCTGGCACTTCTTCTTCAGATCCGGACTGGATGGATGCTCTGTATCTATGGCAGTCATCAGAGCGTTACCCAGGATATCATTCTCCAGAGCTTCCTGAGACACCAGCAGTGCATCATCAAACACATCCGGAGAATCCTTCATCACTATTGAAGGCAGGAAAGCCTTCATGTCAGTAACAGTTGCAATCATATCTCTGTATTAGTTGATTCTTCCTTACCGGACTTATTCTGGTCCAGAGTTGTAAAAACATATTCAGGCAGCTGGATGAAGATATCCTTATCCCAGCCGTTATACTTCTTGATGATGGATAGGATCCTCATGCAGCGGTCTATCAGAGGCTTCATCATAGCCTGCTTCATCAGGTACAGCTCACGTGCCTCAGTACCACCTACCAGCTTGTTATTCTTACCTGGAGTGGCGCCGATCAGACCGGCATGCACGCCCATGGCGTAGCAGATGATATTGGCAGTAGACTCAGTGTCATCAATGTACTCACCACCCTTCAGATCATTCTGCACAGGAACTATCTCAATGTACTTATGCTCTGTGGTACCGGATGCAGTAGGTACCAGCTCCTTCAGAGCCATGATAGCCTTGTTAGCATTATTCTGACCTGCCAGGAACTCATTGAACTTCTGCTTCTCCTGGTTTACGCGCTCCTGGTAAGCAGTACGGTCATTCATGTCAATACCCTCCTGCTTGCAGATATTCTCAAAGTACTTAGGTGATATGTAGATGATATACTTCACGCCCAGCTGATTCTTCAGGATAGCCTTCTTAAGTTCCGGTACCATCACGCTGTGATCATACCATCCTGAGCTGAAGATAGAGTACCATTCCGGACGGCTGTAGTACGGCTTACCGGGAGACGGCATATAGACGCCGTATACCATCCGCTCCCTGGCAGCAGAGAAGATCTCCAGATCCTCTATAGCACGGAACTCATCTATCACACGGCTGCAGATGATATCATCCTTACCTGGAGTCTTATCCCAGTCTGCGCAGTAGTAGTGATAGTTGATGCTGCCGTGACGGTCCATCATACCCCAGCGGCTGAATACAGCCTCCCTGTGGCGTATGGTCTCAATCTTATGCTGCTTAGTACGGCTAGGACGCAGCTCCACAAAAGCATTATAGAAATAGTTCATGTCTGTGAGCTGCTGCATGAGGAACAGAGGTATGTCATTGGCCTCAAACCAGTCAAACTCCTCGCCCTCATCCACAGGGATAGTAACCATCTGCCCCTTGGCGTCATACATGCGCTGGCCCTTTTCATCACGTACAGCCTTAACCAGACGCGGCCCCAGGCCATAGCACACGTTACTGTTGAAATGCAGATTCGCAGACAGCACATCATTCTTGGCAGCCTTGGCCAGCAGATGATTGGGCAGCAGATTATCTTCTCCCCATGGTGCAATCTTATACGTACCGATCTTGATGGGATTGATGTCATAGTCCAGCTTGAAATCACTCCGGCTATCAATGGCCAGAACAGCCTTGATCTCCGGGAACAGGTTGACATCCTCAACAATCTCAATTCCTTGATGTAGACTCATATTATTACCTCCTCTCCGTTAAACTCTATTACTGTGTACCGGTTCACCGTCCGGATCTCCTTACTGGGCAGCAGCATGATATTGAAGGTCTGCCCCTTTCCATGGAACGAAGTAAGGCGGCAGTGATCCACGCGGACCAGCTCACCATCCTCAGCCACCCATACTATGGAGAACTCCTTAAGGTGCTCTACCAGCGTAGTTATTTTACTCTGTGATATCATATATGGCTCCCTTTTGATGAACAAAAATACCCTTGAGATAGTCCTTAATGTAGGACAGCGAGCAGGCACAAACCTTACTGCGTTAATTTTTTCTGCATAAAAATGTTAAATGCTTCATTTTGACGCCGGAAGCACGCAAAAAACGAAGCTGACTCCACGCCCTGCCCTGTCTGGGGAGGCGCAATTGCACGCAGTTGCAGCAAATATGCCCACACTGACTCAGAACGCACCGCCCAGTGGTGCACTCATCACATAAGGATACAGAACATTACCCAGGTATAGGGTATCAAAGGCGTCAGAGCCGTCAGTACGGTGCTCCAGCAGATCATCCTCACTCTCTGCCAGCTTCTCTCCAGACTTATATTTGTGGAAGCCACGGCTGTCTATGATGACCTCTGCCATGTGTATGGCTATGAGCAGCGCTTCATTATTCTCCCGGTTGAACATAGGCAGTAGGTGCTTGGCACCCTTGAAGCCGTCATTCAGGATGGTATATTTCTCTGCATGGCGCATAGGCTTACCTATGAACTTCTGCTCCACATGCCAGCCGTTCTTATTGAACTGCTCCACTATCACAGAGCGGAAGTCATCATTACTCACAGCATAGTTACTGCCCAGTGCTGTGGAGTCATAGTAGAACACCACGGTCTTGAGGATGTGTGCCCGGTAGTAATGGCAGAAGTCATCCACCAGCTCACGCAGCTTACGCTCATACTTGACAAAGAAACTCTTGATCACCTTGAGCGTGCTGCCGTCACGCTGGCCGGCCACCAGCCAGTTGATATTGGCGTTATAGTCAAACGCTATTGATATGGGAGCCTTCAGATCCACATCACCATCAGTCAGGCATCCATAGTCCTTGGTGGTGAAATCATAACCGTCATTCTCCAGCGGCTGGTTGTTATTCGAGATGTATGTATGCAGATGATCCCGGAAGTTAGGATAAAAGCCATCCTTGATCTTCTCTATGCGCTTGCTCAGGATAGAGGTCTGAAATACCAGAGGAGGCAGGTCACGCTTCATCTGCCGGATATAGTTGAGACCTACTACATCCACGTTCTCGAAGGTAGACCACTCCCGGTAAAGAACAGCATGGCGGCGCAGCTCACAGATCAGCTTATCTATCTCATTCATCTGCTCCGCCTTCTTATCACTGTCTGGCTGCAGGCCCAGGTTCCAGCGTTCTGCCAGCAGCGCCTTGATGGTATCTACTATCTCCGGAGTGGCCTTCTCCCTGTAGTTAAGCAGCCAGTTTGCCGACTTCAGAACAGGCATATCACTGACAAAAAGCATACCATGGTGCCATGGGCACTCTGAGAAGTAACGCCTGGTACCGCCGTTAGCCGGGAAGGTCTCATCCTTGAGCTTATCAAAGTTCAGGCCCTTGGCCTCATCACCTATGATCCAGTCAAAGGTGGCTGAGTTGGATGACATCTTCACATCCTGGCTAACTATCAGCATCTGGGCACCATTGTAGAATGATACCACATCATCAAAGTTGTTCAGAGGAATGATCGGTTTCTTATAACCCAGCTTCTGAGGAGGCCGCTTGCCGATGACATAATGCACGTCACGGATCCATCCAAACTCCTGCAGGCCGGAGAGAGCTGCAGGCAGTGTGCGAGTATGAGCCTGTTTATAGCTACTGGCCACGAAGCATCCGGTGGATCCAGGCATGAACATGACATTACGCATGATACGCTGTGACACTATGCCGAATGATTTACCAAAACGGCGGCCACAGATATCAATCTCCGTATGGGCACCGATGGCCAGCGCTTCCTGCTGGGCACGGTTCAGGTATTTCTTAATCGGTTCCATCAGCGTCCACCTCCTCAGCGTATTCCTTGAGCAGTTTCTGGGCCTTGGCCCTGGCGTTAGGCTCCGGCTGGATGCCGATGACTGACGGATCCACTGTGAATGAGTAATCCTTCGGCACGATATCCTCAAACGGATAATCCTCACCCTCAGCCACATCCAGCTGGTTAGCTTTCACTATGCCATCAGCTATCTTGGTAAGCGCCTTAGCCTTAGAATCATTACCGGCAATAGCAGCAGCTGCTGCCAGCTCATATAGATAGTTACTCCGATAACGCATGAACTCCTTATTCGCCTTAGGAGCGTTACCCAGCAGGATCTTAACCAGGTACAGATCCCGGTATGCCTGCATCTTATTCTGATGATGAGTGGCCATGATGTAATCACGCACTCTCAGATCCGTCAGCATAGGGTGCTCCAGGCAATAAGCATAGATATCCTTGATACGATGCAGATGTTCCTGGTCACGTTCACACAGCTCCGCCTGCTTGGACTCATCCTCCAGAGCGGCAGCCAGCATGTCTACCTTATCCTCTGATAACCGTTTATTCTTACCCATGTAATCCCAGCTCCTCCTCCTGTTGTTTTATTGATTTACTCTCCAGAATCCGGATGGCCCAGGCATTACCACCTTCAGCCAGTTTCTGCAGCTTCTCTCTATAGAGACGTTCTGCTTCCAGCTTACCCTTGGTATATACCCTGGCCAGCTCATCCTCCGGATCATTGACTCTCCTACGGAACTCCTCTACCGGTATATCCACCATCAGAGCAATCTCTGACAGTGTGAATCTCAGACCGGCATTCTTCTGTATCTCTGCTAACTGCGTCTCAGACAGTGGAGTTTTTGTAACATTCATGGGAACAAAAATACCCAGGATAACCTGGGTACTTGGGACATACGTCCATGGTGAAGCGCAAAAAGAGTATTTATATCAGATCATATTGCTTCAAAAGTGAGAGGATCTTATCTCCCAGAACTTCTCCGGCATCTATCAGAGCCTTGGCGCGAACACGCACAGTGTCACGCTGCAGAGCACTCATGCCGTCACCCTTCTTAAGAGTCTTAGTGATGTATGAGCGGTATGTACTGGCATTAAAACCCTTGTCACTGTTAGCCTTCTCTTTTTCCAGGAGCCACGCATCAATCTGCTTCCATCCCTCCTCAATTTTGTTCTGGCTGATGAGCAGGCGTTCACGGAATGAGGCCCTGTCTGCATCAGTCTTAGCCATCTTCAACTTCTCATGATAGCCGCGGCGCAGCTTATACTCCTCAGTGATCTGATCATAGATCTTCTGCATCTCAGGACTCA